CACCGTCACGTCGCACACGGCGGCGCTGGCGGAGTCGTAGTGCTCGACGGCAGCGCGGATGCCGAGACGCCCACCGGCGTGCCCACCACCGACCGTGAGCGAGCCGGTGGCGGCGTACTTGCCGTCGTCCAGCGCCACCTGGCCGGTGAGGAACATGGCGTACCCCGAGCCGCTGTGCGGAGCCGTCTGACAGAACTTCCCGTAGCCGATGTGGCAGGTGCCCCACTTGGCGACGTGGCCGTACACCTCGCCGGTGTCCTCGATGGTGAGCGGGCAGCCCCAGGTGCCGTCCTTCGCCTGCACCATGCGACCGTCGCCCTCGGCGAACTCGGGGTCGGTGAACCAGGAGGCCGGGGCCTTCAGCACCGCACCAGCGACCAGCGCCACGGCGTCGGCAGGGTCGGTGTCCTCCAGCCCCATCGTCTCGTAGGCGAACGGCTCGGTGTCACCGGCGACCGGGCGACCCGGCCAGAAGCCCAGGGCGTCGTAGTGCCGGTTGGCGCAGTAGCCGTTGAGGTACTGCGGCTTCACGTACTCCGCGACCGCGAGGCGGCAGCGGTTGAAGTCGCCGGGCGAGCCCCAGCCGATCTTGGCCGCACCCTCGCCACGGACCCAGTAGTCGCGCAGCCGGTCGGTGTCGACCGGGTGGGTGAGCCAGCCAGGGCCGTCCTCGGTCTTGCCGGGAGCGAGGTCCTTGAAGATCGAGACCTTCTCCCGCATCGCAGCGAGGCTCGCCACGAGCGCCTCGTCCACGGGCTCGTCGGTCGGCTCGGTCTTGTCCGCGTCGTCCCAGTAGCCCAGGGCCACCCAGGCTTCCGCGAACGCGGGGATCGGCACGATGCTCGCACCGCACACGCGGGCGGAGGTGAACTCCACCGTCTCGTCGGCCTCGTTCAGTTCGTACTCCGACTGGTCGGCGTCGACGGAGACTCCGAACTTCCCGAACTCGCCGATGAGGCCGATCACCTCGTTGGCCTCGACGCTGGAGAGGAACCAGCCGGAGCCCCGCATCAGGCCGTCGACCATCTCGGCCTTCTCGATGGTGGCGACCACGACGCTGCCGCCGTGACCCTCGGCGCTGGTCTTCTGCCAGGTGAGGGGGAGCGGCAGGGGCCGGGTGGTGAGCGACCCGAGCGCGAAGCGGCGACCGTCCCCGGAGGTGACGCCCTCGGGGGCGAGGATGCCGTGCCAGGGGACGCGGGTCTCGTCGGCTGCGGTTGTCGGCTCGGCCTGCTCGGTCTCGGTCTCGGTGGTCTCGTCGTCCGGCATGTTGGCTCCTAGCGGGTACTCGGTCTGCTCGCTACCGTGCCACACGGCGAGCCGGTCGAAGGTGATCTCGGAGACATCGGTGGCCTCCGGTGGCGCGTCCTCGCCGTAGTCGATGGTCATGTGCGGCACGAAGTGGGGGTGGGTCTGGGCGGCGCGCAGCGGCTCTCCGGTGCGCTCGTCCTCCTGGAGCAGCCCACGGATCGCCTCGAACATCTCGGACTCCACGAACCAGACGTTCGCGCTGTCCGGCCCGAGGGTGCCGCGACCGCCGACGGCGGCGCTGAACTCCATGCCGACCTTCTCGGCGAGCGCAGCGACCACCTCGTGGATCGCAGCCACGTCCTCCACGCCCTCGCCCATGTAGGCGAGCGTGACGTGCTTGGGCTCGTCGCCGATGCTGTGCACCTCGGAGTCCTCACGGGGGAGCGCCACCACGACGGTCGTGTTGTCGATGTCGGCAGCGGCAGTGAGGGACTCGGACGCGAGCACGGGACGCACCGTGCAGCGGCAGTTGATCCACAACTCGATGGGCGCGTGCGGGTCGCCGGGCTTCGACATCTCGACGCCGTCCACGTTGAACTTCTCCCCGAGGGGGCGCACCTGACCAGCCACCTTCTGGTGGCTGCTCCGCACGTCGGCGTCCTCCATCGTGACCCACTCCAGGGCCAGTTACTCCGGGTCGTCCACGGCTGCCTGCTCGGTCGCTTCGGAGAGGATCGCGGTCGCGAGCCACACGGTGACCCGGTCGACCGTCGCCTCGTTCCGGTCCTTCGTCTTGCGCAGCGTCTGCCGGAGCGCCTCGCGGAACTTCGAGTCGAGCCCGCGCTTCGGCACGTCGCCCGCCTCGTCCTGGTAGGCGTCGAAGTACACGTCCTGCACGACGGAGAGAAGGTCGTCCCAGCCTGATGTGTCCGTGGACAAGTCCACAGCCTTCTCGACCACCGGGCGCAGGCGCGCCTCGATGTCGGCCTGGGCCTTGCGCCGCTTGGCGGAGAACTCCTCCAGGCTGAACAGGTTCATGCCGTGACCTCCAGCCACTGGGCCAGCCGCTCCCTCGTGTGCGGGGCCTGCTCGGCGAACAGCGTCTTGCAGTACGAGTTCAGGCTCTGGACCGTGGTGTCCACGTCGGCGAGCCCGGCGAGCACCTGCGGGGCGCAACTCCAGGCGTCGTCCAGCACGGCGTCGGCTGTGCCGTTCACCTTCACCAGCGTGTGCATCGAGTAGGCCGGGACGCCCGGGGGCTTGATGCCCTTGTCCTGCCGGATGCGGTTACCGGCCCGCTCCAGCGCACGCCACACCAGGGCGTCGGAGGCTGCGAGCAGCGCCGAGAGTTCCGGCGGGGCCTGCGGCGAGGGGTGCTCCTCCAGCGACGGCGGTGGCCGCTCCTCCCGACCGGGGGTGCCAGGAGGAGCGGCGTCTGTGGGACCGAGGTCGACGCCGAGCCACTTCAGGGCAGCGCCGACCTGTTCGGGAGTGGCGGAGCCAGAGGCGATCTTGCGCACCAGCCAGGTCTTCCGCTCCTCGTCGTTCATCGCGTCGGTCACGTCGAACCCGTTCTCGCGGAGCATCGCCGCGCCGGAGAGTTCGCCCCGGTCGTACATCTCAACTGCCTCCTTGCTGCGGTCGGGACGCAGCCGGAGGTTGGCGGTGTCGTAGATGACGACCTCGCGCACGTCGGTGACGAGGGGCCGGATGTAGCCGATGGTGAGGGCGTTGACGATCGTGTCGAGCATCGGCTCCACGAACATCTTGATCGTGGACTCCTCGATCTGCCACGCGCCCCAGTGCGAGACTCCGTTGCTCGCGCCACCACCGGTGCCGGAGTTCGAGGACATCCCGAGCACCTGCTCGGGCGGCAGTTCCATGCCGAGCGCGAACCGCCTGATGGCCTCCTGGCGCAGCGTCAGCGCCTTCTCGTCCAGGTCGGACCAGAAGTGCATCAACTTCGCCGGGTCGCCCTTCTCCAGCACCTCGGCGGGCACGCTCACCACGATCGGGATGAGGGCGTTCGGGGAGCCGGGGTCGTGGATCGGCGTCATCATCGCGTCGGCCAGCGTCAGCATGAGCGCGTCGGCCTCGTTCGCCACCTGCTGCGGAGCGCCGTCCACCTCGGGCGGCGGGGGGAACGACATGCCCTGGCTGACGAACAGGATGCCCGCCCCGGCGAGTCGCGAGGACACCTGGGCGAAGACGTGGCGGGTGAGCCACTCGATCTCGCTGAGGATCGGGAGCAGGGACCGGAACGGGGAGTCGGCCTCCATGCGCTTGGCCGGGTTCTGAATCCAGATGCGGATGACCACGTCGTCGTCGGTGAGAGTGACGGGGGCGAGCCCGTCGCCGTAGTCGATCTGCCACTTCGTGCCGGTGACCCGCATCTCCAGGACCGAGACGACCTCCCACACCTCGTTCTCGGTCTCCATCCCCGACTCCTCCTCGGTGACCACCTTGCGGCCCACGAGGTAGCACTCCCCGGCGATGGTGAGGTGGATGCCGAGGGACTCCAGCATCTGCTCCTGGCCCTCCTTGCCGTTGAACAGGTCGTCGAGGAGGTCGACGCCCTGGCCCTCGGTGAGCGGGGTGGTGGTGCCGTTCTCCTTGCTGCCGATGCCGAGCACGGCGCGGGAGACGGAGTGCCCGAAGAACCGGGCCGCGAACCGGGCCTCGCCGCAGATGGCGTAGTGCCGGTAGCAGTCGGTCTGCCAGTCCTGGTTCTGCCGGTAGATGCGGGCGGTCTTCCCGGTGTAGCGGACAGCAGAGGCGACGAGTGATCTCGTCGGGATGACGGCTTCGGCCTTCTTCGGACGCGGCATGATTCTCCTACTCGACGCTTCTGGGATCAGGGTAGGCCATCACTGGCCGCAACTCGGGCTAGTCAGTCTTCCGGCTGGTCGTACGCCACGAGGATCGCGGCGAGGTAGGAACCGGCCCACACGCCGTTGATGACCCACCACGTCCAGTGGCCGTCGGCGAGCCACCACCACCCGTAGAGCCCGGCGGCGAGGTACGGCGTCAGGCAGAACTGGCAGTGCAGCAACTTGTTCCAGGCGCTCCGGTGGGTGAGGTCGTCCCACTTCACGCGCAGCCAGATGGTGGGCGGGTACTCGTCCCACACCAGCAGACGTGCGGTGCGGGCTACGGAGATGACGCCGATCAGGGTGGCGGCGACGATCTCGAAGTTGCTCATCATGCTCCTCGGACTACGTTCAGGTGGCGGTTGGTGGGCGAGCGGTACTGCTTCAGGAGTTCGTTCGGACTGGAGACGGCGGCGGGCATCGAGTGCTTCGCGAGTTCGGTAGCACCGTGCACGAGCGCGTCCACGCGGTTCGGCGAGTCACCCTCGCCCGGCACCCACATGGTCTGCTCGTCCTCCAGGTCCATCAGGTCGCCCCGCTTGCCGACGTGCCACACCCGCTTCTTCTCGTACAGCGCGACGATCGGCTCGGCGCGGAGGTCCTTGCCTCGCCGGGAGTTCACCAGGATGATCCGGGCGGCGAGCGCCTCGTGCTTCTTGGAGTTCTCCAGGGTGGCCTTGACCATGTCGCCGCCGTAGTTCTTCTCGGCCACGATCGCGTCGGCGGAGAAGTCGACGTACGCGGCGACGGCCCGGTTAGCCCACTCCATCGGGCTGTACTTCCCTGACAGGTCGGCCAGCACGTAGAGCCGCTTGTCCTCGCCGATGCCGATGACGACGATGCCGGTGAGGTCGGACCGCTTGTTCTTCGATCCGGCGGGGTCGACCGCGACGACGATGCGGACGAGGCGCGGTGCCTCCTCCACCCACTGGATCATGTCCCAGTTCCAGAGCGCGCCCTCCACGTCTTCGAGCATCTCGCCGTGGAGTTCCTGCTTGCCCTGCCGGGTGCCCTCGTACTTCGGGATGATGACCTTCTTGTAGATCGCGTCGAGGTTCATCAGGTTCGCGTACGACGAGACCCGGTGGACGATCGTGTTCTCGTCGGCGATCAGGCCCTTCATCCACTTCGTCGGCTTCGGGGTGGTGGTCGCGACGACCTTCGGGGAGAACCCCTTGACGCCCTTGACGCGGAGGCCGAACAGCATGTTGTCCCAGACGGCCTGGGTGTCGGGGTAGTGGGCGGGCTCGTCGGCCCACACGAAGCCGGACTGCGGTCCACGCAGACGGTCGGGCTCCTCGGCGGAGAACCCCTGGGCGATGCAGCCGTTGGGCCAGGTCAGTTTCTTCTTCGACGGCTCCCACAGCGGCATCTTGTCCGGGGGTGCCGTGGCCTTGATCCCCGAGTCTCCCTCGATCATGGTCTCGCGGAGGTCGGGGCCGGTCGGCGCGATCAGGATGATGCGGCTCGTCATGTTAGAGACGCGGTGCGTCACCTCGGACCCGGTGCGCGTCTTGCCGGAGCCACGGCCACCGGACAGCAGCCAGTACAGCCAGTCCGCCGACCACCTCGGGGGCCGCTGGTCACGGCGGGCGTGCTCGAACAGCCACTCGTCCAGCGGCTCGCCGGACACGAGGCACACCCGGCACTGCCAGGTGTCGTCCAGCACCCACTCGTGACCCCACTCCGCCGGGCACTCGCGGTTATCGAGCGCCCGGCAGTGGGCGTGACCTGAGCACTGGGGGTTCTTGCAGTAGAACGGGTGCCACGGCAGGGCCGTGCGCTCCTCTAGGAGTTCGAGAGCGCGCGCCTGGTGCTCGGGCTTCCAGTGCTTCCAGCGTTCAAGGTGAGACAGGTCGACCGGTGGCGCGTCAGACATGGCGTACACCACATCCCTCCGTGGAGACGGGTCGCGAAAGTCCCCACGACGAGGCGGCGTCCGCAGCCGCCCGCGCAGGTGACGGTCCAGCGCACCTTGGGCATGTGTTCATAGTAGGGCGACTCACTCGACTTCGGCTACTTGCTTGACGCGCCTGACTGGACGCCGGTCCGCGCCGAACAGGACACGGGACCGGCCCTGCGGCTCCGGCTGGTCGTCCAGGAGGACCGACAGGGGGAGGTCGAGGTCGCGGGCCAGGCGTTCGCACACGGCCCGCTGGATGTAGGTGGTGTTCGAGAACTCCCCCGTCTTCAGCACGGCCTGGTGAATCTGGCTGGGCATCCGCGACGAGCACATGAACTGGATCTTCGCCCGGAACTCATTCAGTCGGTACGGCACTGGGCTCACCTTCAGACTCTGAAGTTTCCACGATCTCGCCCTCGAAGATGTCGGCCTCCTCCAGCACCGGGGTGCGGGCCTTGACGACCTCGGAGACCCACTTGTCGAGTTCCGCGCCGGAGGGCGAGTGGACGACCATCTCGGTGGGCGCGTCGAGCCCGAACAACTTCGTCTGCTGGGCGATGAGTTCGCGGGCCTTCGTGGTGGCGAGCAGGTGCTCGGGGTGCTTCTCGTCGATGGCCTTCTTCCACACGCCGCGCAGGAGGCGGTCGAGGCGCTGGCCCATCAGGCTGCGCATGAACTCCTGGGACTCGGGGTTCTTCAGGTCGTTCTCCAGCGCCTGCTCGACGGCGACCTGGGCGTGCCGACCGGTGGGGTAGCCGACCACCTCGGCGATGTCGGCCCACGAGGTGCCGGTCTTGCGGAGTTCGAGGGCTGCGTTCGCCTTCCGCTCCCGGGCGCGGTGGGAGACGCTGTTGCCGCGAGGGGTCGTGTCGAGCACGCCGGTCGGGTGGGTCGGGTCCTGTTCGGTAGCCATCGGTTCCTCCTGGTTCCCAGCGTAGTCGACGGGAAGCAACAGGCCCCTCCACCCGGACAAGGCGGAGGGGCCTGGCGTGTCGGCCTACGGCTCCCTGATCTCGTAGCCGACGACCGAGGTGTCGGTGTTGTCCGACGAGGTGACCGTGAACGAGGTGCCCGCCACACGGGCGGTCACGGCCACGGCCTTCGGTGCGGTCACGGTGCCGAGGGACTGCACGGTGACCAGGATGATGCTGGCGGTGGTGATGGTGGCGTCGTTGACCACCTTCGTCCCGGCGACCAGCGTGGTGGTCCCCCGCCGGGGGTTCTTGCGCAGGGCCGAGAAGGCGTTCGTGCCGTCGCCGACCCGCACCTCCCCGGTGTCGTTGACGACGGCGAGTTCGCCAGCGCCCAGGACGAGGGATGACGCGGCCCACTCGGCGGCGGTCCCGGATCGTACGTCGACTACTTCGTCCTCGATCGGCATGTGCTCTCCTCGGGTAGTGGATATCCACCAGCAGGGTAGCGCCGGATCACCTGTCGACTACGTCCCAGAAGGTGTGTCCCGTCTCGGCGGAGTGCCCGCTGGCGTGCCTGCCGCGAGTGCCGGGGTCGTTGAACACCATCGGGTGCTCGCCGTCCGGGTCGCAGATCAGGCACACCAGCAGGTACATCCCCACCCCTCCCTACTGGCAGCCGGTCGGCGTCGGCTCGGTGGGAGTCGGTTCGGTCGGCGTCGGCTCGGTGGGACTCGGGGACGTGAGCCCGTTGAGCGTCACGGTGTCGCCGACCTGGGCGTGGGTGCGCA